TTCTGTGCGCTGTAATGGTATTATTGCCTCCGCTCCTCTTTCTGCTACTTCCGCTATGTGCCTTGTGTAAAATATTCCACCTCTCGCATGGGCTGGTAAACTTGAAAGTGGTATTTTATCTATTAATTCGCCAGTACTTGTTATATAACCACTTTCAACCATAAATTTATAAGCTTCATCAGGCAACATGCCAGCTTGTATAAGCATCATCTGATATTGTGCTGCTGAACCTGTAAGCTCAGGCGTGCTTGATGTAACTTCAGGCGTTCCTCTCTCGTTTAAATACTCTTCCAAATTAAAAAGTCCAGCCAAAGCAGCTGCTCCTCCAGCCCCAACTAAAGCACCTTTCCAGCCAGCTATCTTGAAACCTACTATTGCACCAAGGATTGTCATTAATCCAACATTGCTCTTTATCCCATTGAAAATTGCACTTGCAAGCTCTGTTCCAAGCGTGTAACCAAACGTTACAAGCTGTTTAATTAACTCAGAATTTTCTGTACTAAAAATGGCTTTGAAAAAAGTATTTATCGTCTCTTGTATCTTTCTAAACGCTTCTTGTCCCTGATCCCCCTTCAACCAATTGTTTAATGCTGTCAATACTTGACTAAAAGCGGTAATAATTTTTTGTGTCATTGACATCTGATTCCAGCCCGGCAAAGAACTCAAATCACCAAAGAAACGAACCACCTTTCTATAAGCATTCTGCATCGCTTCTCCTACCCTAACACCTGCTTTGTACAATCTATCTTGGACACTCTTTAATGCATCCTCACCTTTAGTAGCAGCGTCTAATAGGCTGAAAAGGATATCCTCTACTGGCTTCAGCATTCCTTCACCGAAATATGTTATCGTCATGCCTGCAATATCCTTTAATGCAGATATCAATCCAACCAACGTCTTTGCCTGTAATTCACTTCCACCAGCATACTGCTTTAACGCTCTTCCAATTGCTTCCATAGCCTGCTTTGCGGGAATAGCCTTCTTTGAAATATCATCCAACGACTTCACTCCGAGTTCCTTCAATACATCTTCCATAGGTATCCTCAAACCTAACGTTACTTGACGTAAATCCTGCAAATTCAACCTACCACTTTGGGCTATCTGCGTAAATCCGAGCATTGCACCCTTCAACCCTTCCATACCCGCACCTGTCATGGAAGATGCATCAGCAAATTGCAGCAACGTTTCTAATGTCTTTGCTGTAGCCTTCTCAACGCCATACATTTGCGTATATATAGGAAGCAACTGGGTAGCAAGATCCTGCACATCTTTAAATTCAAATGGTGTAATAGCTGCAAGTGCTTGCAACTCGCCTATAAAACGTTTAGCCCTTTCGGCATCCTTAAGGAAGAAATTAAATGATACCCTCGCCTGCTCCATCTCTCCTGCAAGTTTTAACGGTCCAGCAATAAGGGCTGTCATTCCCACCCCAGCACCAGCTATCCCAAGCATTCCAAGTGGTGATGTTATCATCCTTCCTACTCCACCCAAAATGCTGCCTATTTTACTCACGAAACTTTTTGCACCACTCAAAATGCTCGAAAATACAGGTGTGGCTTGGTCAACTGCATGCACAACGACACTCCACACTTTGCCAGCAATTCTGCTTAAACCTGATTGTGCACTTGCTACCGCTGGTGCTGTATTATCAATCGCTGTTATGGTCGGCTTATAAGTCGTATTCAGGGAACGGGCTAACTTCTTATTTGTTAACTCGGCATTCTGGGCGAAACGATTAATCCGCTCATTTGCCTGCTCTATAACTGGTGCTGATTGGTCTTGTGCGGTAATTAAAAGCTCTACCTTATAGGTCTCGTTAGCCATCTTTCCCCCTTATCTTCTCTAATTCTTCTTGCTCCTGTTCTAACTCCACCAACATGCTTGCACGCATAAAATCACGTATCTTTGGCGGTTTGCTCCAATACTCATCTGGAGTTATCCCGCATCGTTGAAGCAGGTGGTGGATGATCGTCGCTTCACCACCTGCTTTGATTAGTTTTTTAAGGTTTCAGTGCGGGACTCGTTTTCTTCGTTATTGTAACCGCTTAACCGCTCGATCAGTTCAATTACCTCGTCCTTCTCCGCACGTTTCAATACTTTGTCTACTAATTGCCATGCCGCTATTACGTTGGCTTTTTCCCATAGTTCTTTATTGTCCCATAGCATTGCTCGGTCTTCAGGGTGTGTAGCTTTCACGATCATAAGCGAGTTGAACTTTGCCGCATTGAATTCCTGCGGTACGGCTAAATTGCCAAGTCTTTTGTCTCGTACTGTTTTTGTCGCTTCTTGTCTGCATTCTTCAGCTTCCTCATCATTAAGCCCACGAACCCTGAATGAAAATAACTCTTTACCATCTCGAATTACATGGTAGGTTTCGTATTCAACTATCGTGTCCATTGCTTTGAGAATTCCCGCAACGTCTTTGAGCATCACGTCTTCCTTGCTGAGTAGTTCTTCTTTATCTACTTTACTCACTCCTTTTCACCCCTCCTTAGGAATGTGCGTGCAATACTCCCATAAAGTTCAGCTTCGCATCAGGAGCCCCTTTTGCTAAGCTATCGAGCACCTTCTTGAGTATCTTCGCGTCTTTAATAACCGTCTCGGTAAATGTCAATGTAACCGTATATGACTGAGGAATAGCCCAAACTTGCTTGTTGCCTGCGGCTTGATAATCGGTATTCGTTACATTTATTTGCGCTTGAAATGTGTTGACTTCAGCTAACAAATTGCCATCGCCGTCATATAGTTCGCCATCGTATCCACGAATGATATGGTTAGGTTGAAATGTGCCAGCATCGAGTGCGGATTGAAGCTCAACGGGAGCATTTACCCTAAAGCTCCAAGCCCGCTGAACAATATCGCCTGTACGCACATTCACCACGTCAATTGCTCCGTCAGGGACACAATCCCTAAAAACGTATCTGCCGTCTGCCATATTCGATCACCTCCTCTATACTGGTGCAAACCTAAATTGAAATGTCAGGTAAAGTTTTTCGGCACTATCGGTGTCGTCAACCTGAATGATAAACCATGCGCTATCGCCTTGTGGTGGATTAGACGGATCTTCATAAATTTGTCCGCTGATCAGTGCGCCTTCGTTGATCATCGCATTTATTACTCCTTGAGCCGACGCCATCAATGTAGCTCTTCCATTAGCGTCATTGTTGATTTTACCAATTAGCGTGTCCCACGTTGAACCAATGCGATCGATCAGTGCGTCTCGTGTTCTTACACGTCTGATCTTTCTCCAACCCATATCTAAGTCAGCCGTCGGAGTTATAAACGTATTAATACCTTGCTCAATCTGAACCTGTTTCTGCGAGTTCAATGTAAATACCAATGCTCCACTATTCAGCGCACTTTCTATATCGGTATTACTCAAAGCACCTACCAAACCTGTAGCTCCCTGTATTACGGCATGGGTAAGGCTCTCTGTTACATCAGCGCTTGCGATCATACCAGCTACTCGTCCTGTAGCCGTATAACCTTCGATCTTCGTCCCATCTGCGTAGCTGAACCCATTCACCACAAACACAATTGCTGGATCGTTAAAACTACGTGCTAATGTTAATCTGGAGCTCAACTCAATATTTGTCTTCTGGCCTAACACTGCCATGACACGCTTGCCAGCGTTCCTTACACGGTCTATGTACGCCTGAATTGAAGTAAATAAAATGGGATCTTCACTATCAACTACGAGCACATTCCAATCTATCGCCTCAAGTGATGTAAGGGCCGTCAAATAATCATTTGTGGTAGTGGTAGGGTCAAGCCCACCTGTCATACCCGCATTGGCTACTGCCTTCAATGTTCCATTACCAGCCGCAATCTTCTCTGCAGTAACGTATTTATTCGCTTGTGAACTATTCAATGCTGAAACCAAAGCATCTGGCTCTGCTGTTCCTTTTGCAAATGGTACGGTAAGCAACAACGTTGCTCCTTCATAAAGCAAGAACTCTCTTAAACTCGCATTTGTCAATGAATCCCTAATTGTTACCGTGAAATTATTACCCCTTGTGCCCGGATATTTTGCTGTGATATTAACCACATTCGCTGGACTGGTAGCGGTATCGGTAAGCACAATAGTTGCCGATGCACCACCTGTACCTGCACGCACCACTTCAAGTTTACTACACCCACCTTTAAACGCCTCGGTAAGCATCGTTAAACTTTCACCTGATCCAAACACGTCTCGTATTGCTTCATTTGTAGCTATGGTAATAGGTGTGTTAATCGGCCCCCAATTACTTTTTACTACCCCAGCCACAATCCCTTGCGGTAATGCAGGGACTACTGGCTGTCCTATATTCTGCACTCGGACAAATACGCCC